CAAGCTTCGGAATGCCGCGAACCTGCGTAGATGAAACAAAGCTTTCGATCTTAAAGGGAACGTCAAGCTTTCCGCTCGATGGCTCAATGGTCATTGTGCCGCTGCCCGTTGCGCTGGCTTTAATGGATACCCAGCGATACCAAGCGCCCGTGTTTGGAGCCTCGGAGGTATAGCTAATTGTTCCCTCTTGCGATCCGCTTACATACCATTCCCGAACCGTTGTGAAGTTCATTCGATCCAGCGACTCTTGAAGCTGGAGAGTGCATTGATTCGGTGACGCTCCAGCCGCCCAGTTAGTCCGCGCCAAATACGAGCCTTGAATGAAGACTGCCGCGCTTGTGATCGTGCCGATCGCCGCCGTGATTGGTTCTGAAGCAATGCGATTGCTTGAACCTGGAGAGAGTAGCCACGTTGAGCCAACGTCTTCACTAAAGAACGTCGCGGCACTAGCAATGAGTCGGTAATCAGTGATTGAAATCAACACCCATTGAGCGCCGACGCCTGGACGGTTGGCGGTTGTGGCGGGGCCGTGAGTCGTGATGCAGAAATAATTACTGCCAAAATACTCAACAACATCTCCAGCCGTATAGCTTGTGGCAGCAGTGTTGACGTTCCAGCTTGATCGGTAGTTTGCCTTATCCCACTTGGCAACCGTGAAAGCGGCGTCTGAGTTGGCGGTCTTGCACCGGTAAAGATCGTTTAGATACAAAACGAAAGCGCCGACTGCGTAGCTTGTTAAAGTCACCCAGTCGTTAGCGTCATAGTCGATCATCATCGTCACGCCGTCCTTTGGAGGATCAAGCGCAGGCGCGAATTGAAATGGCACATCAACAAAGCTCCACGTCCCGCTACTGTCGCGGATGACCTGCTTTGGATGATGAGTGCCGACAGTTAACCATGTGATGTCATTGAGAGTAACCCAGTGCAAAGCGCGGATTTCCGCCTCGGTGTAAGTCGTTGTTAGCGTTTGGACAAGAGAAAAGGAAGTGCCGGAATATGACCAAACGTTGATCTTGTTGACGTGAAAGGCCAGAATGAAATTCGTGCCGACTGCGCGCTTGATTCCAATTACTCGGAGGCATCCAGTAACATCAGAGCTGGCTGTGCCTAGCTTAGTCCCAGGACGTTTAAAGATGCCGCCATAAGAGCGAGGCAAGAAGTTCTCAAGCACTCGAAAGCCTGTATCATATTTCTGAGAATCGGTGCGGCCATCCATGATTGGCGTCATGATTCCGCCATTCATCACGGCTTTGATTGTTTGAAACTGTCCCATTAGAAGCGTCCTCCCATGCGTGCAGATACAAGCTGAGAATCCTCAAAAGGTGGAATCCTTCGCCCCTTGCCTTCGTTGGAATCGCGTGATTTCACCTCTGGAACGATGGCTTTAGAGTAGAATTGACGCATCTCAGATCCTCGGCCCGTAGCGCCTGCGGTATCTTGCGCGATGTAGGAGGCGATGAGGTAGGAGAACGCTGTCACAAAATCAGACGGGTATTGTGTTACGTCTGTGATCCTAGCGATGTATTTCAGGTTGATTGTCTCCGACTCACAAAGGATTAAGCCTTGCTCAAAAAGGAAATCGTTTCCGTCGTCCTCATTCTGTCCGCCGTCCGCATTGATCGACAATGGGCGAAGGCAGTCGCTCGGGGTGGTATGCGCGAATGAGTAGGCAAACTGAGGAATCTTCACGACTTTGCCTGTGCCGCTTGTGTAGGTGCCAGCGAATACAGAGCCATCCAAAGTAAAATCGTTGCCGCTTACGGTGACATACCATTGACCGTTCGCCACGGTGACGCCTTCAACATCCTTGACATAAACGCGGTCTCCCGTGCTGAACCCATGGCCGGCATGAGTGATCTTAATTAAGCCGCTGGAATCGGTGACGGCTGAGCCTGCCAGCGTGTGATAGGTGATCGTTTGCCGCTTGCGCTTGGTGGCAAAATTCCACGGATGGGCGCGAAGGATCTCATCGAGGGCAGTATAAACCGCCGTCCCTCCGTCTGGGTTATACCATTTACGAACACTCTTAGCCTGCTGAGTCACGTCAGCGGTGAGAGATGTAAGAGCCGTCCCGCCTAAATGGGAGATAGCGAGAGAGGCGATTTCGGTAGCGTTTGCGGCCATAAGGTTTCAAGAAAAAAGGAGGCTCCCAAATAAACAGGAGCCTCCCGAACCAACACACACGGGAGAATCAGTTAAAGTCCCAATAGGAAACCGTGAAGTAGAGAACTACGCCAGCGGTCACGGTGCCAGCAGATGCCAGCGTGACGATGACAGCAGTGTTGTCAGTGGTCGCGGCAAAGGCCAAGTCGCCAGCGGTGCCGGCAACGGTAGATCCAAAGGTGACCGTTCCACCAGCAGAAAGGACGATGCCATCTGCGTAAACGTCTCCATTGGCGGAAGTGCCAATATCGAGCGTCAGAGTGGTGCCAGGGTCAACACATGAGACGTAGGAATCGCCACGAGCAACCACGGCACCCTTGGGAAGGTAGCAGAGATTGAAGGTGTCAGCGCCAGCCTCAGAGCCTGTGCAAGTGTAGGTTGCAAGCAGCGCCTTGAGAGTGCCACCAGTGAGAGCCGATGGTGAACGCGTTGGGCGTTCGGAGCCATCGAGCAGAGCAGCGGCTTGAGCCGTGAAGAGAGAGGAGTTTGTGAGAGCAGCCATAAAAGTAAGTCTTGAATGTTTGGGTTGAGAAAAGGGCGGCTTTTACACCGCCCCCTTCAATTCAGGTTAAGGAGTTTCGTCTGCGTAGATGCGAACAACTTTAGCGTTCTCAGTGCGGACAGCGCCCATCATCGCAATCGAGCGAATCTGGAGAGAGTGACGCTTATGTGGCAGCTCGTTCATTTTGGTGGCAACGCCTTGAAGGCTGAACTTGATGGCCGACTTGTGGAAGGCGAAGCAAGAGCGAACGTCTGCGATGGTTGCAACGGTGCCAACTGGCAAGCGCTGGGAGTCGATGAACTTGAATCCGAGGAATGATCCAGGTTGACCGTCCACGAGAGCTTTCACGGTGTTGTAATCGGCGCTCGTCAGCTCGGTAGTGCGGAGCAGATCGTTGACCTGCTGAGCACCGTAAACGAGATAACGCTCGGAAGGCGGCACCTCGGCAACGTCCATGAGATACTTGGCGCGGCGAAGCTTGGCGATTGTCAGACCGGAGCTTGCACTGCCGCTTTCTGCGTAGGTGGAAGCGATGGACTGAGACGAAGGGAAGGCGTCAGTGGTGACACCATCCTCACCGATGTAGCGAGTAGCATCGAGAGCGCTGATGATAACATCGTCTTGAGTGCGATTCAGCGCCATAGCGTGAGACTGCACAGTGTCGGATGTCGGCAGCACGATCGAGCCCAAGAAATGCTCATCCCACTCATCAAAGACGGTGGCAAGTTCCCAAGGTGACTGCGTGAGCCAGTATTTAGTGGCGTCGAACTCACCGTCTGGAGTATCGCCCTTACGGGTGATAATCTTGGAGAAGCTGCGAGCGCTTGCGAGGTTGAACCACTTCTTCTTACCAGTGAAATCAGCACGGGTAACGGCAGTGGCGAGGCGTGCGTCCATTTGCTGGAGCGCCTGATCAAAGTTCCGCTGGAACTCTGTAGGATAAAATTCTTGAATGTCAGCCATATTAGCGAGGTATTGAGGGATTGAGGATTTGCCGACTCTTGGAGCCAGCGAGGGAAGTTCATGCTTCTCGGTGTCCTAGGTTCTCCGCGTTGCGGGCCTCGTTATCCGGTGTCTGGCGTTATCCTTTCGGGTGCCAACGTTTCCAGATTCTCACAAATGAGAATTCAGCGCAAGTTCTTTTTTCTCAAAAATAAGAATGAAGTTTTTGAGCGCTTATCTTGCGTATTGAATCGCTTGCGCCATTGGGCGTAATTGAGCCATGACGCAAAAAGACCGCATTGCATTAGCAAAGAAGGAACTCGCCAAAGCTAAAGACGCACTAGCTGAAGCTAAAAGGAGCGCGCCGGACGGCAGCTTTTCCGCGCATCTCAAGAAATACAGGAAGGCGGCGGATATGACTCTTGAGGATTTCTTCAACGTTTCCGGCCTTTATAGCTCCGTTGTCTGCCGCCTTGAATGCGGAGGTGCTGACAATGCTGGCCTTTCTACGCTGACAAGATACGCCAACGCTTGCGGCGTGCCGCTATCGCGGATCTTTAAAGAATGGGAAGACTCTCAAAAATGAGAGAACGGGTGAAAATTCCTCTTGTTAATTCTTGCCGACGTTCTATTTTCGGGCAGATTCAAATAGGCTTCACCCGTTGCAGGAGTGATCCGTCCACCGGAGTGAAACCCGCTTAGGCCGAACTGCTGCAACCAGTTCGGCCTTTTGCGTTTTGCTTGCTTTAGATCAATATAGATCATCAAAACCTCCCCTGAAAAGGACGCTATGAAAGCAAGTAGTTAGAGAACGGATTCGCCGGACTGCAATTCAGGCGAAAGCAAATAACGATACTACCGATAAAACTCTGCTCTATGCCGTGGAAGGCCCGTAGCAGTTGCGGTCCCGCAAGGGGTGTCTAAAGCTCGAATCGGCTCCTTTATACCGAAGAAAGTTTACGGCTCAGGTTCCTTCAAAGGGGAACTCTGTGCCGTTGCTGAATCTCACCATTACCCGAAGTGAATGCTCTTATAAACCAACCAGTTAAACAGTCTGAATTTGAAATGCAGGCAGAATTATATTTTTGCCTGAAAAAGCTTGGCTTTGATGTTCGCGGTGAAGTGACATCATTATTTGATGGCGAAAGAAGTTTTTTTGACCTCGTTATTTTTCATGGTCATCATGGAGCCGTTATCATTGAAGTGAAAAACAATGATGCAAACGCGCTTAGAAATGGAAAGAAAACTCGCCAAAATCGCAAATACAAGGCCTACGGGTTACCGATTGTCTATTACACCACGGCTACACCGATTGACTCGGTGATTGCAGAGATTCAAAAGCACGTTGAGCGACTCTGAATAATGATGCCAATCGTTCCTGTGCTCACTGTCAAAAGGCACAAAAAAAGCGGCCCCGATTAAAGGGCCGCTCGCATGTCTGGGGCTGGAGAAGGTGTTTAAGCAGCCTTAGAAGCATTGAAAAGGTTGCGCATATTTGCCGCCGCCTCTTCCTGTTTAGCAGGTCCGAGCTTGCCTTGGTAAGCGTCTGACTGCCGGATCTTGTCCATGCGCTCTTCATAAGTAGCCTGCGCAGATTCGCCGCCAATGAGTTTCGCATCTTCGCCAATCATCTTATCAACGGTCAAAGCGGCCTTGATGAACTCGGGATTGTTCGCCAGCTCGCTTGTGTTGATGTCAATCCCAAGCGCCACGGCTCCACGGGCTGCGCGTTGCCAGTTATTCGCCGCTTGGTCTTTCCACTCGGCATTCAGTCCGGCGATCATCGTTTCGCGTTGCGCCTTTTGAGCTTCCGCCGATGCTGTCACCATTCCGCCAATGGACTCATTATTGAGCGCAATCAGTTCATGCAAGGCTTCGGGCGGCACGCTGTATTTATGCGCGATCGATGCGGCCTTATTAGCCAAGTCAGCATTCCATTCCACACCTTCCGGCAGATTCTCAGGAGCTTTCAAGCCGTAGCCTTCGGCGGTATCGGGAGCACCTGTGATCTTGCGAACCTCGGCTTGATACGCTGCCAACTCTTCCGGCTTTGCGCCTTCGCCAGGCTTCTTGATTTCACGCTTGGCGCTGAAAGCTTTCTCAAGTGAGATGTAGCTCGCTCCCAACTGATCAAGCTTAGGCTCTCCTTTGCCTTCATCCCAGAACTTGGCTGGAATGTAGTCGGGCCGAGGTGTTAAGCTTGGCGTGATTGGCGCTTGTTCGATTGGTTTCTCTGCTGCCGCTTGAGTGGCTAGCACGGTTTCGGGTGTCGGTGTTTCGATGGTGTCGCTCATGTGTAGTCTGGTTTAATGTCTCCTTGTTCGTATGGGTAAACGTTCCAAGTAAGCGCACGAAAGCGCCCAAGGGATCGAGATTTACCGCAAATGTAAGTATTTCGGATATTCATCCAAGTCAGGAAATAGGATGGCGGAGGGCCGTATTTCACAGGCTTTCGATGCGCTTTAAATGCGGCGATGACATCACACGCAACCTTCCATACCGTGTATAGAAGTGGCCAATCCTCAAAGAGCAATGCGCGCCTGATGGTATGATTTCTCATAATCCCTTTTGTTTCAGCCACGCATCATAACCGTGCGGGCCGTAGGTGTTGATGAAACATTGCGCAAAGAGCTTTGGATTCTCCTCGTAGCTGCCGAAGTCGGCGGGAATGTCGAAGGCTGGAGACGGATTAACCCCGCTCATAATTATCTCCGTGAACTCTTTGGTTGCCGATTCGCCAAATGGCACGTCCCATGCTTTACGATCAATTGAGACCAAGGCTTGAGCGCGCTTCATTTTATCAAGCGTATATCCCTTGGCTTGGATGGATTCAGTAACTTTGAACCCTTGAAAAGTGCCTGCCGCCAGATCATCACAACTGACGGCAGGCTCCGACGTTGGAGGATTATCGACAACCTCCGGCGCGGAAATTCGTGAGCTTTCAATCTGCGCCTTCATAGCATCGAAAGACTTCTCAAGTTTTGGGAAAGAATCAGGGATAACTTCAAGATTCGCCTTCTCTTCCGGCGTATCCACAATCTCGAAAGTCAGACCTTCGATGCCAGCAGCTTGCTTGATTTGGCCGATGATGCGGCCTGCCTGCTTGGCGTTCATCCAGGCGACAGTGCCGACGATTTGACCGATCTTCTCAGAGTCTCGGTAGATAATGTTTTCTTCGATTGCGATCATGGCTCTTGTTCTTTCGGTTCGTGTTTCTCTTCGTTCTGGCGAATAAAGCAATCGAGCAGCCAGCGGACCGGACCTTTCGACCCGTCAACGCCTCCTGCTTTGACTGCATCACCGTCATTAGCTGGCAGGAATACAGCGCCGAGAACGCCGCCGCAGTCCATATTGAGCTTGCGGAATACAAGCTGGAAATCCTCGTTAGCAAAAAGACGAGCAGCCGCACGGTTGACCGATTGGCGCTCTCGTTCGGTGAGTGGGCTTAAAAGGGTTGAGATTGTGGGGATCATTTTTCAATCGCCTTCTTTTTCTGTTTTCTCAAAAAGGCTTTTTCAATAGCTGGCTGAACGTCATCCAGATCATACCTGACTGATTTGCCAATTTTGAAATGTGGAATCTTTCGATCTTTTGTCAGGATGTCTAGAAACCTTAATGATATGGAAAGCTTTTCAGCCAATTCCTTTCGGGCGATTAATTGCATTGTGATGATGGGTGATGATTCAAAAAGGAGCTGATTAGCCCCCGACAAGTTCCCTCACTTTATCAATTCCGCCAGCGGAATTTACGGCCGCCCCCATATCTTTTGCCATCATCGCGGCTTGTTGAGCTTGTTGAGCCTGCGCTCTAGCCTGCCGCATCTGCGCCACCTCTTCCAGTGGTCGGAGTAAATGAGGGTCACATCCAGCCAGCCTAGCGCGCTCACTGGAGTAGAAATCAAAGTTTACCGTGTCCACGATTTCAGGCACTACGGCAGCAATCGAAAGCACCGACTGGATATGGTTATCAGCCGAACGCATTGACAACGCACGCAAAGCCAGAGCTAGGCGATTTGTCATGGTAACCGTGGGATTTGGCACTTGGATGAGATTCGGCCCGACTTGCACAACCGATTCTTCAGGCGGAGGCGGAAGCATCCCGTTCTCTGCCCATCCCTCAAAGCAGCGAATAACGTGAGGACTGATGGACTCGGTGGAATCTCGATCAAAGGCGGGAGAGATGGCCTCAAGCTTTTCGCCTGCTAGCTGCGATGCTTCATAGGCTGTCATCTCTCGGTTATTAGCCGAGTTCATCGCGAACATCTGGAACATGTCCAAATGACAGACGCGCTTGATTAGCTCTTGCCTTTGCTTCATTCGATCCATGGCAACAGACCAATCACCAGTCACTTGCAGCGGGTAAATCGAATCAGCGCCCACGCCTGCGGGATAGTAATTCGTAGCCCTCGCGCCAGTCTTAAGCGTGCCCTCAAAAGTGTCTGGCACCATGAGCGGAGGAAAGACGGATTTCTCGCTGTAAACGTCCATCATCTTAGCCATGAAATTAAGCTGGCGAGACTCTGGCAGCAGCGAGAAGCCAGGACCAAAGC